TATGCGAGCAGAACTGAACAATCCTTACAACGATGGGTTCAGCACCTGGCCCATCAAGCAAGATCTATACCAACTCAAATGGCTCATCGATGAATCACTGGCAAAGGCCAGTACTTACGCCGGCGAAACTGAATGGCTCAACGAAGAAGAACAAAAGAAAGTATGGAGTATACTGAAAAATGAAGTGTGACACTTGTCGTAAAGAATATACACCCGAGTGTGCGTATAGGCAAGGACGTTGCCCACTTCATCCTGCTGTTCTTGACATCTCCCAATTTAGTTTGTATAATATAGTACAACGAGTTAAAGGATGGTTCCATGGGAAAAGGTAGCACACCAAGACCGTATAGTGTCACTCAACAACAATTTGCAAACAACTACGATGCAATTTTTCGTAAAGATCCAAAAATCTTAGAAGATGCACAAATAGAAGACGAAGCATTTGAATTAATCAACAAACAAAAGGTAATCAATGAAAGAACTGTGGACGGAAAAGTACAGACCCAAGATAATCAGTGACTATGTGTTTACTGACAACAATCAAAAGACCATTGTTGAAAGTTGGGTCAAAGAAGGAACTATCCCGCACATCTTACTAAGTGGTAGTCCAGGTACGGGTAAGACTACACTGGCAAAAGTTCTCATCAATGAACTGGGCATAGAAGAATACGATATACTACAAATTAACGCCAGTCGCGACAACGGTGTAGAGTTTATTAAAACCCGAGTTGAGGGATTCGTACAAACTATGCCGTTTGGCAAGTTTAAGGTTGTGCTAATGGACGAGGCAGACTACTTGAGTCATAATGCACAAGGTATCATGCGTGGACTATTAGAAACATACGCAAGCCAAGCACGGTTTATCTTTACTTGTAATATGCCACATAAGATCATGGAAGCACTACACAGTCGTTGTCAAAGTTTCCACATTGAAAAGCCAGACACAACTGAGTTTACTGCCAGAGCCGCAACAGTATTGGTCACAGAAGGTATGCAGTTTGATCTAGATACTCTTGACAGTTATGTCAAAGCCACATATCCCGACTTGCGTAAATGTCTAAACCTATTACAAAGCAATACTAGTACTGGCTCACTTGAAAAACCTAGTGAAAACGATCGTGGCGTCAAAGACTGGAAACTAGAAGCAGTTAACTTTATGAAACTGGGTGCCATTAGACAAGCACGACAAGTAATTTGCACACAGGCTGCAGTAGAAGACATGAATGAAATGTTTCGTTGGATGTATGACAACTTGGAGTTGTGGAGTGCGACTCCCGAAGGACAAGACGAGGCAATTTTGGCAATACGCAAAGGACTTGTTAATCACAGTTTGGTAGCAGATCCCGAAATCAACTTGAGTGCAACCTTAGTGGAGTTATGTCAAATTGGCAAATAAAGATATATTCTTAGTAGGCTTCTATCACATGAAGCCACGTCCCGGAGTTCGAACCAACATCAAGGGCTGGATGGCAAACTTTGACAACATCACCTACGATGAAAGTGTAGAAATTACACGTGGCCTAAAGAAAAATGCTCACATGGCCCGAGTGGTCCTTAACCTTAGTAAAAAGACAGTAGATCGTAATACTTGGGGCACTGATCGTGCATTTGATGAATACTTTAAACACTATTTTAAAGGCTTTCACAAGTACATTACTGAAGTCATGCTACAACTAGACGCCGAGTATCTTAATAGTATGTTAGACGAGATGCAGGCCGAACTAGACAGCGAAGTCAAAGCCGAATAAATACATTATGGCAAATCCTTTTGATATGTATGCAACAAAGAAAAAACGGGCAGTGGATCCCAATGCTCCTCCCCGTCCGAATTTGTTGAGTCACGAAAAAGTTCTTAAGGATACTAAAAGTGTAATTGAGCGGCAGGGCCAACAGATCCATATGTTGTTGAACAGAGTAAATGATTTAGAAAGTAAATTAAACAATCAAAACATTTACCTAACTGCCCTGCATCAAACTTTGAAAAGTCGTAATAAGCGTTAGACCTCCCCGTATATTTTTAGTATTTCTACAACGGCTGCGTGTCTATGGATGTCACGGCCGGCAAATTCAACACCTGCGACATAGCGACTATTCTCGTATTGTGCCACAAGACGTTTAAAGTCAATTAGTCCGTTGTTGTTTTCTTTACGGTCCGTTTGTTGTGTATCTCCAGTGACTACCATTTTAGAGTTTTCGCCTAAACGTGTTAACAGCATTTTCATCTGAGATGGTGTGGCATTCTGCATTTCGTCAGCAATGATCCACGATTGTTTAAATGTCCGTCCACGCATAAATGCCAGGGGAGATACCTCTATTGTTTGTTCATCTAGCATTTTAGCAATTTCACTCTGTCTATAGTATTCTGCGAATACATCCATAATGGGTCTAGTCCACGGGGCCATCTTTGCGTTTAGGTCTCCGGGCAAGAACCCATGCTCTTCATCGTCCACTCCCACTGCAGGGCGTGTGATAACGATTCGTTTACATTCGCCACGTTGGTAAGCCTGTATAGCGGCCATAACCGCCAACATGGTTTTACCTGTGCCTGCCGGGCCAGTGGCAAATATAATTAATTTTTGTGGGTTGGTTAGTAAATCAACGTATGTTTCTTGATTCAAGCTCTTGGGTACGAGTTCTACCCTACGTGCTCGGGGTTGCACGTAATCTTCATTCACTATCTTTAAATTAGGTTGTTGGTGCCTTTTTTGTTTTGTCTGGGGAGAGAATTGTGGGATTTCGATAGCTCGGTTTCTGCGTTTGGACAAGTGTACCTCCTTGGGATTGTTGAAATATTCCATACTTTACTGCGAACAACAGTATGTTCACGCAAGTATTTAAGAGGTACTGGTCTAGGGATTTAAGTGCGTATAAAAGTCTTAAAAATTTGTATAAGTATTAGGCTAGCAGTTAACTTTGTCCAAGGCCAATGTTGTTGCTGTTCCATTCGGCAAAGATTGTATTGTTAGCATCATATACTGCCTCTAGTACATGATAGTCAAACTGCTCTGCTAGTCTATTATGCATATCAAATGTCCAGGGATAAGCACCAACAGTAGTTGTACGCCAATATATTCTTATATCGCGTTTGTGCATCTTTTGCATCAGCAATGCTATTTGACTTCGAATATATTCTTCTGTGCCCGTGAATGCATCTAAACAAAACGCTACATTGTATCTACTTGTTTTATGTGTGCTAACATAATCCTCTAAAGTAGTTACTAGATCTGCATTTGTGTTGACTGGATCTATTCCTTGAAAATTTGGTATCATCCCGCGAAAGGGATTGTTACCGCAGTTGATATGTAACACACGCTCGCCGGCCCGTACAACTTCGCCGAGATTGTATCCACTGTACTCGTATTGATCTAAGTCGGTGTCTCTTGTGTTCCATTCAGGGCCGTAAAATTGATGTAGTTGTTCGGGTGTGCTCATAATAATATTTAAGCAAAAGCTCGACAGAACTAAATAATAATGTAGTTCAAACATCTTAATAGCATTTAAGATTTCACAACCCTAAGGAAAAATAATGAAAAAACTTTTAATCGCATTGATTACCGCGGCTATTTCACTGACAGTATCGGCCAAGGAAAATATCACCATCGTTTACAGTTGGTCACCTAGCGATGCAGCCGCAAACTTTTATCGCGCATTAGCTGAAGAATCAAACCGACAACAAGACAAATACAATTTTGTTGTAGACACCAAGCCCGGGGCAGGTGGCACTGTGGCAGCAAAGTACGTAGACTCAAATCCAGGAATGATCCTTGCTAATAGTTCGGCACTGTTTATTCGCCCTCAGTTCTTCCCTAACGAAAGTCATAATATTGCAGACTATCGTTCGATTATGCCCATGTGTTTGGCACCAATGTACATTGCAACTGGCAAATACAAAACATGGAACGAAGTTCCAAAGGACCAGCCAACAACAATTGGTATGAGCGGCATGGGTACTACAACACACATGGTTGCCGAGCAGATTGTTAAACGTTATCCCAATCTAACAGTAATACCATTTAAGAGTACCAGCGAAGCATTACTGTCTGCACTTAGCGGACAAACTGACTTTGCCGTAGTATTTTTTGGTGATGCTGATAGTTGGGCCAAAAACGATAATGGAGGCAGGAAACTTTACCTATTGGGTATGACCGGTAAACAAGCAGTAAATGGGGTCCAAACATTATCGTCACAAGGATTTTCTGTGTTGTTAACCGATATGAGTGCATCACAACAGTTATTTGTATCCGTAAAATTCCCCGAAGACAAGTTTAAAGAAATTAGAAGTATTTTTGTCAAGGCTGCTCAATCTAAGTTAGTTCGTGACGCCAATTCAGCCGACGGTTGCATTCCAAATAATCAATTAGCAGACAAGGATCTAGACGGTTGGTTTGTGTTTCAAAATACACATTGGAAGAACGTTGCTTCCGGAATCACTATTAAAAAATAATAAAGTAAAAGATATATGAAGAAAATTTTAGCATTCATCATGAGTGTATGTGCGCTAACTGCATCGGCACGAGACATAGTAACAATCTACTACGCATTTACACCATCTGACAGTGTGGCCAATTATGGTCGGACTATAGCAGATGAGGCAAACAAGTTACAGGACCGATACACATTCTTGTTTGACACCAAGGCAGGCGCAGGCAATGCTGTTGCAGCCAATTATGTAAAAAATAATGCCAACACTATCTTGTTTACAAGTAGTGCATTCTTTATTCGCCCTAATTTGTATCCTAATGAGAGTTATAATCTTGCAGACTTCCGTGAGATTATGCCTTTTTGTAATGGCCCCATGGCAGTTACCAGTTTTAAATACAAGTCCTGGGCAGAAGTTCCACGAGACCGACCACTTAGTATCGGCATTAGCGGACTAGGTGCAACCAGCCATTTGATCAGTTTACAAATTGTGTCTAAATATCCAGACATGCAACCAATCCCATTTAAGAGTCCTAGCGAGTCAATGATTGGTATGGTCAGTGGAGCAATTGACCTAAACGTAGATTTTATCAGTGGTGCTGATACCTGGGCCAAGGAAACTAACAAACAACGTGTAAATGTATTAGGTATCACTGGGGCTAAAGTGATCAATGGATACAAGCCACTAGCCGACGAGGGCTTTCCTGGGATTCTAAGATCAATGAATTTACCACATCACATGGTGGTCCCCGCTAGTACCCCTGATGTAAAGTTTCGAGAGTGGCGTGCCGTACTAGTAAAGGCGGCCCAAGCACAATCTGTACAAGATGCATATCGAGTTGATTCTTGTGTGGCCAATGTGCTACGAGATGAAGAATTGGCCCCTTGGTATGCAGCTCAAGTTGAACAATGGCGTAGATTGACTGCTGGCGTTAAACTACAGTAATGCTAAATACTGTACTATGGCCAATTCATTAAAAGACGTAATAGAGAACACTAAAAAGATATACATGACCGACAGCGCACTAAACACGCTGTTGGACTTTGAGCGCATCATTGACGAGCTCGACATCTACACTTTTGATCACTGGAAACAGGGCGAGCTGGTTGCTGGCCCCGAATATGAAAAGTACTTTGTGACTTGTGTATTCATGTGGCCACACAAGCACAAGCCCGACACACGTGGTGCCAAACGTCTAGTCGATTACGGCTGTGTGGTCAAGTATCGAAAAGACATATTAGAATACCCCATTAAACTCAAATCACCTAGTGACTTTGAAGCCGGTACCAAAATGCCCAAGATGGGTAAACTGCCCATATGGTTAGTCACAATCACCGTTCCCAAGAAACTGATGCAAGAGATCACACAGGGTTCATTGGAACTCGAAGGCGAAACCATCGACGCCGAAGACATTGATCAGAGTTACGAGGAAGGCATGGACGATAAAATGTATAAGAGTGCCGAGGGTGGCGCACCAACTGCACCAGTTCCGGCCCCTCCGGCAGCACCAGCTGCCGCACCTGTTCCAGGAGCACCAGCATGACGCTATTTGAAGGTTTAGAACAAGGCGACTTAAAGCGCCTGGTGCATACAGAAATGCACATTGATGAATTTAAAAGCAAACTGGGCCGTGACGAAGATGTCTGTGTGGTTAGTTTCAAAGTCAACGGCAAAGCACCTGCGACTGACCTAGTTAACTTCATTGAAAAAGGTTACCAGTGGGTCATTGATGCCGATGTTAGCTCGGGTGAAATGGACGATGGCGACTACATTGTGTTTGTTGAGTGCGAGCGTGATCGAGACACTCCCGTAAACATAGTTAAGATGATGCAGGATGTTATTAATGTTACTGCACAAAAACTCGGAGACTGGCGTGTTCGTTACTACAAAGACACAACAGATCACGACTTGACTGTGGAAAGTCTAACCAAACTGATTCCTACTACTCCCGAAGAGTATGAAAAGCGTTACGGCAAACGTGACATAGATAGACTTAAGACTGCCGCGGGCATGAAGGTTGACACTCGAGCACCCAAGAATGACGCTACAGAATCATTACGTATTGCAGCCGGTATACTTTAAACAGTAACATTTTTAATCTCCTATTTTACTAAATACTACAGTAATTAGGAGATTTTCAATGAGCTTTGATCTCACGTTAGACCAATTAAAACAGATAGTACCAGGCAATCCCTACATTGATCATTGGTACGAGGCATTGTCGGAAATTTGCCCCGACTACGATATCAATACCCCACAACGCATTGCAGCCTTTCTAGCACAATGCGCCCATGAGTCAGGTGGATTTAAAGCAATTAAAGAAAACTTAAACTATAGACCAGCCACGCTAGTCACGCTGTTTAACAAGTACTTTGACTTGCCTACAGCCGAGCGTTACTGCGCCATGCCCGATAAGCAGGCTGCCATTGCCAATAGAATATATGCTAACAGAATGGGCAATGGTCCAGAAGAATCCGGAGATGGATATCGTTACTGCGGGCGTGGCTTAATCCAGTTAACCGGCAAAGACAACTACACTCGTTATGCTCAAAGCACAGAGCAAACTGTAGAAGAAGCCAGTGAACATTTGACAACATTTGAAGGTTGTGTACAAAGTGCCGCTTGGTTCTGGGAAGCCAACAATTTGAACCAATATGCAGATTCAGGAGACATTCTAACAATGACTAAACGCATCAACGGCGGTACCATTGGCTTAGAAGATCGTAAAAAACATTATGAACATGCCTTGCATGTGTTGGGTGCTTAATATATGTGGATGTTGAGCTTTGTTCCCGATGCATGGTTAAATCTAGCTGTTCTAGGCGTACTAGGTTTGGGTGTTGCAATTTATGTACTCAGTTACTTTACTGTGCTTGTTCCGCCACTAATGCCTGCTCGGGAATTTATTAGAATATTAGGTACACTGGTTATTGTTGCTGGTGTATTTTTTTACGGCAGTTATGACACTGAAATGAGCTGGCGTGATCGAGTCGCAGAAGCAGAGGCCAAGGTAGCCAAGGCCGAAGCTGCAAGTCAAGAAGCAAATACTAAGTTAAGTAAAAAAAGTGCAGAGCGTGTGCAAGTTATCAAAGAGCGCGGCACTATTGTACGTCAATACATTGACCGTGAAGTTGTTCGGTATGATGAAACATGTAAAATTCCCGACGCGGTAGTTCGAGCGCACAATGCCGCGGCCCGTAACGAGGAAATCAAATGAGATATCTGTTAATTATAATGGCACTGGTGTTGTCGGCCTGCGGCACCACTGTACCAGTTGTTGCTAAATTCCCCGACGAACCGGGCAAAGCCGCCGTGGAGAAGTGTCCACAGCTGACGACAGTAGAGAACGGGGTAAAACTCAGTGAACTTACTAAGACGATTACAATCAATTACAACACGTATTACGAATGTGCTGTTAAAGTTGACACTTGGATTGAATGGTATCAAATACAAAAGAAAATACACGAGGACATTAAGAAATGAAACAACTCTTAGTTGTCACTGCTATATTGCTATCGGGATGTAGCACCATACAAGATATCAAACAGTATTGGCCACGTGACCACGACCCAGTGCTATTTAACCATCTTGTAACCACAGACATAGCCGTTAATCACATTGACTGTGACAAACCAGATTGGACCACAGCGCACCGTAATGCAGAAATCCTAGCACAGTATGCAGAATGGCGCCGAGATCCACAAACCGCTAACATGAAGGGCCTTGCGGCACATACCGAGCGTATGGCACGAGGTGGCAGTCGAACATTTTGTGAACTAGGCAAGAAGACTGCCGCACAAAGAATAGAAGCGGCACGATCCGCATGGCAAGGAAGATAATATGCACCCACTAGAACAAGAAATACAAGCAATCGTAGAACAATGTCAACTAGGCAACATCAGCACCGACGAGCGTGATTACTTACTGACCGAAATTAGAGATGTCAAGGCCGGCATAAGTTGTGCCGAGAATGAACAACTGTTCAGATATGTTGTACAGGCCTGCAACATAGGCATGCAATTGGTGTAATACTATAAATACTAAAAAGAATTTCAAGGAGCAGGCAATGTCAGAAGAAGTTAAAAGCGCAAGCGAAACAAAAAAAGAAGATTGGATGAACTCTAAGTGGCGTCCAATGATGGGCTGGATGTACATGCTGGTCTGCACCATGGACTTTGTTGGTTTCCCTGTGCTATGGAGCCTGTTACAAGCCATGAGCAAGGGTGCAGTTAATGTACAATGGCAACCCTTAACACTACAAGGTGCAGGACTATTCCATATTGCAATGGGTGCTGTTATTGGTATTAGTGCTTACGGTCGTACACAAGAAAAACTAGGTGGAGCCAACAACGGCGGACTTAATCTAGGAGCAGGCACAACATACACACCACCGGCCCCAATGGCTGGTTCAGGATTTGGAGGAACAACAAATGCAACAACCAACACACCAAGCGGGGCTCCAGCATTTGGCGCGGCCGCGGCAGGAAACCTTGGCATTCCCGGGGGCGGTTTTGGTTCACCAGCACCAGCATCAACAGGCTTTGGCGGAGGCGGGGTTGGAGGCGTACCTTCAGCAGAGATATCAACAACAGCATCAGGAAAGAAAATAGTTCCTGGGTTTGATCAACCATTAATATAAGGATACACAATGTTTGAAACATTATTTTGGATTTTCGTAGGTGCATTTGTTGGATGGAATTTTCCACAACCCGACTTTGCAAAAAATATTCAGTCAAAGTACTTGCAAAAGTACATTGACAAGTTAAAAATGATATTATTTTTCTGGAAGTAATTATGAACGCATTAAGAAGTATGTTAAGTGATGACACTGGTGCAGTAAGTAGCAAGCGTACTATCACATTTTTATCATTTTGTTTATGTGCCGCAGGGTTCATCACAAACACCTGGTTTGAAACTAAAATAGACGCAGGCTTGTTCAACAGTCTTATGTACATTGTTATTGGTGGACTGGGATTTACTGCAAGCGAAAAGTTTGCAGCCAAATAAGGAACTATTATGAAAAAGTTATTAGCAATATCAGCAATGATAGCAGAAGTAGTATTTGCAACGTGTGTAGCACTTGGATCACAATATGTCTACGCCAGTGGCGAAGAAAAGAAAGTCTGTGAAGACAAAAAAGACAAAGCCGGTAAAGTTGTAAACGGCAAAGACGGCAAGCCTGTACAAGTTTGTAAGACCATTAAAGTTCACAAAAAGGTTGAAGGCGAAAAAGTTCCAACCAAATAATTGGTAACTTTCCAATAACCGGACTGGTTGACTCCGTCCGGTTTTCCATTTATAATATAGTATGACCCATTACGCCACATTAGGTATCAACGAAACTGCTGATGCAAATGAAATCAAACGGGCTTATAGAAAGTTAGCAAGCCAGCACCATCCAGACAAAGGCGGAGATACTGCTCGGTTTCAAGAGATCGAAGCCGCATATCGTATACTAAGTGATCCTGCACAACGTGAGCAGTATGACCATCAAAGACGTAACCCTGGGGGCGGATTTCGTTTTACTGTAAATGGACAAGATATGCAGGGCATGCCTGGTGGTATGGATGATATCCTACGTAACTTTGGCTTTGGCTTTCCCGGAGGCGACCCATTTGCTCATGCTCGCCAACCCCGTCGTAACAAAGACCTGCGATTAGATATTCCTGTTACATTGGCCAGCACACTAGAAGACCAAAAGAAAACAATCAGTGTACAAACTACAAACGGACAACGAGAAAATGTAGAAATTACTATTCCAAGGGGCGCACAAAGTGGTACGCAAATTAAATACCCGGGACTTGGTGATAACTTTTTTGCCACATTGCCACGTGGTGATTTATATGTACTGATACATTTGCAACCACACGCTCCATTTGAAGTACGTGACTTAAATGTTGTAACCACTGTACACATCGATTGTTTACGGGCTGTAACTGGCGGCGAGGTCACAGTAGAAGGTATTGATGGCAGTAATTTTGTACTAAATTTAACTCCGGGTACTCAACCAAATACAACATTGCGTATACGTGATCACGGAGTTTGGCAAATACACGGCTCGACAAGAGGCGACTTACATGTTAAAATAGCCATAACAGTTCCGCGTAACTTAACTGAAACGCAGTTGCAAACGATTCGAGAAATACAATCAACTCTATAAATATTTGTGAGGCATTAATTGGAAAACGGAATGATTCACCCAAACCCCGAAATTGAAGTTGTTATTAACAGTGCAACTGAAAAAGCACGATACCACAATCACGAATATGTTACCCTAGAACACATACTATACGGACTTGTTACATACGAGCCATTTGGTAAGTTGTTAACCAACTATGGTGCTGATGTAGATGGATTGACCAAAGACACAGATGATTATCTAAGTAGCCAAACTTACTTGGTCAGTAACGAACCCGATTGCAGTCCAAAGAAAACACATACTCTGGAACGAACTCTTAATCGTGCATTAACGCAGGTGCTGTTTAGTGCTCGGCATCAATTGCAAATTGTTGATTTGTTTATCAGCATTACACAAGAACACAATAGTCATGCGGCATACTTTATATTAAAATATGGAATCGACAATCGCGATGACTTTATAAAGTTTTATAACGACAATTACCATACCCCAAGGAATCGCAAGCACGCCAATGCAATACGTGCCACAGAGATTCTTAAGGAACATTGTGAAGATTTAAACGCACAGGCAGTGGAAGGTAAAATTGATCCGGTCATTGGCCGTGATTACGAAATTGATGAGATTGCACAAGTGCTGGCTAAACGCAATAAAAGCAACATCTTAATGGTTGGAGATCCAGGGGTGGGCAAAACTGCCATTGCCGAGGGCCTGGCATTAAAGATTATTAACCAACAAGTGCCGGCATACTTATCGGACTATACAGTTTACAATTTGGATATTGGGTCAATGCTAGCGGGCAGTAAGTATCGCGGGGAGTTTGAAGAAAAACTCAAAGACACAATTAAAGCACTAATTGCCAAAGGCAAGTGTATCTTGTTTATCGACGAAGCACATCAAATGCAAGGTGCCGGATCCGGAAGCAGTGGCAATAGTGTAGACTTCGCTAACATGATCAAACCAGCACTGGGCAAAGGACAATTGAAAGTTATTGCAAGTACCACCTGGGAAGAATATAGTAAGAGTTTTGAAAAGGATCGCGCACTGATGCGTCGCTTCTATAGACTCACAATTGACGAGCCCACTCCCGCAGTGGCCAAGGATATTCTTAAAGGCTTACGTGGACACTTTGAAACATTCCATGGTGGCATCATTGACGATACGGCAATCGAAGCCGCGGTAGATCTAAGTGTACGTTATCAAACAGACAAGCGTCTCCCAGACAAGGCAATTGACCTTATTGATACTGCCTGTGCAAGATTAAAGATCAAAGAAACAGATTGGACTTGTTCTCGTGGACACATCATTGATGCTATTGCCAAATTTACAAAGATCCCTGCAGAACAAATTGGTTCAGAAACTGTTAAGAATTTAGAACACTTGGAAGAAAATGTCAAGAGCCGTTTGTATGGACAAGATACAGTAGTTGACACACTACTAGAAAAGATCTATGTGAGTCGTGCAGGACTCAAAAGCATCAACAAGCCAGTGGGCAGTTTCTTGTTCCTTGGCCCAACAGGCACAGGCAAGACCGAACTTGCTAAACTATTGGCCGAAAATCTCGGGATGAAACTTATAAGATACGATATGAGTGAATACCAAGAGAAACACACAGTTGCCAAACTCATTGGCGCACCCCCGGGATATGTAGGCTATGATGATGGAAACATCGGAGGCGGATTGCTAATCAGTGACTTAGAGAAGAGTCCCAATAGTATTGTGTTATTTGATGAGATTGAAAAAGCACACCCTGATGTCAGTAACATATTATTGAGCCTAATGGACGAAGGTGTTGTTACAAGTAGCAATGGCAAGAAAGCAGATGCACGTAACTGTATTGTTATCTTAACCAGTAACTTGGGTGCTGCTGACAATGAGCGTAAAAGCATTGGATTTGGTGATGTTGATCGTACAGACGAAGACGACAAGGCAGTTAAAGACTTCTTTAAGCCTGAATTTCGTAATCGTTTAGATGCAGTATGCAAATTTAACCGGTTAGATCAGTTGAGCATGAAGAAAATTGTTGCCAAGTTTGTTAACGAGATCAACGAGTTACTCGGCGACAAAGCGGTACGTATTCGTTTAACCGAAGCGGCCGCAGAATACTTGGCAGAAATTGGATATGACCCTAAAATGGGCGCACGACCCTTGGCACGTAAGATTAACGATTTGATCAAAGTACCGTTGAGTCGAAAGATCTTGTTTGAGAATATTCCTCGATCAAGTATCGTGATTGTTGACTGTGTAGACAAAGAGTTTACATTCACTGTACACACAAATAGTGTTCAACCTGTAGTGGATCAAGATGGATACATCGTTCTGGAAAAGTCTTAAACCCAACTTGAAACCCGATCTCGAGTTCAAGCAAACAAAGAAACAGTTCTTTGGGCGTTACCTTTGGCGTTTAGAAATACACGCCGAATGCAGTGACTTGGTTAATCCCAGTTTCAAAGACATGATGGCTGAGGTTGCCAAACGCAGAATACGTGCTCAAGCAAGGAACTATGGTGGTAGTTGGCGGTATAGCAATATTGAACGTTACGATAAAGTTGACTATGTGTTATTGCAGACAATTCGTAATATACGAGACACTTATAAAGACACCATCAAAGTACGTTGTGAAGATCCGTGGGTACAGTTCTATGCCGAAACCGAGGACGAACTCAAAGTTATTGCACAGAGTTTGAGCAAAGAAGAATGTATATTGGCCATAACTGGACCCACTCCAGGCACAGAAGCCCTGCTAACCGGTGATAAAATTATTGGTAGTCGGAAGATCGTTCATCGTTACAAAATCACATTACGAGACGGTAACTACAATCTAACATCTAAAACTCAAATATTAAATTTGCTAGAGGCACAAGGTGATGCGGTTAAAATACCCGAAAGTCTACGTCACGGATTGACCCGTGCATATACAGGCATGTGGAACACATTCTTCTATGCCAACGAAGAAAGCGTAACCACAATGTTGAATATTATACATCCAGGCATTGTAGGAAAAATTCACGAGGTTGTGCACCTAGACTAAATATTAGTATATTTCAAGGAGCCGAACGTGGCAAAGATTCAAGAAGAAGCAATCGTAATTACAGTTAGTCGACTGGTCAAAAACGATGAGCAAACGACAGATATTGTAGACACAGATACACTTGTAGCACTAGCATCAGTAGCCGAAGAACTATTGGGCAAGGGCGTGGTTGTCGAAGTCAACAAAGCATAAATTAACCTAAGAAAGTAATCAATGAGTAAAAAACAAAGCGACGCCGTTGCACTAATCAAGGCCGCGGCCGCAAAACAGGCCGCTCAGGCAAAAAATCCACAAGCAGCTCCACAAGGGATGGGTGTGCCGTTTGACTTTAGTAAAGTACACTTGCACATTGGTATCCCTTGTTATGGAGGTATGGTCAGTGAACCTACTATGACCAGTTTGTTACGATTTATCTTATTGGCACAACAAGCCGGCCTACAATGGAGCCTAGATACAATGGTCAACGAGAGTTTGGTTACTCGTGCTCGTAACAACTTGATGGCCAAGATGATGACCAATGCTGCGGCCACACACTTTATGTTCATTGATGCAGACATTCGCTTCCAACCAGAATCAATACTGCAAATGATTGCTTGTGACAAAGAAGTCATTGGCGGCTTGTATCCCAAGAAGGCCCTACCGGTTAACTATGTGATTAACCTAAAGCCCGAGACCAAGATCCAAGGCGACATCTTTACAGTAGACACAACCGGAACAGGTTTCTTGTTGTTCAAGCGTAGTGTATACGAGAAGATGATTGCACAATTCCCGGAATGCAAGTACGTTGACGATGTGGGCCTGGGCAAACAATACGAGCCAATGATGTATAGTATCTTTGATTGTAAAATTGATGCACGTGGTCACTATTTGAGCGAGGACTGGTTGTTCTGTAGACGTTGGCAGGACATGGGTGGCGAGATTTGGGTACACAGCAAGGTGTTGTTAAATCACATTGGACATTATGAATTCCAAGGTGACTTGAGTAAGATTGACGTTATTGACAAAGCCAAGAATCAATTCCACGGTGAACAAGCAGGTTTGCCTTCTGGAGTCCCGGCTGCATTACGTGATGCAGTTGGCATGGCCAAAGCCGGACAACCAGTTGCTGCAGCAACCTAATCAAAAATGAACGACTTAGAACGAGTACACGTTAAACTAGGCGTCAGTGGCACATACTGGGACAAACGGCCCCAGTATCGTGTTGAATATAACGATACAGTTGTATGTTCGGGTGAGATCACTGCCGAATCGGATGTGGTTGAATATGTAGAATTTGATTGCGAATACTCAACCGATGAGATTGCACTACGGGTGTATCTAACAAATAAAACCGATAGTGACACGGTGGAGAACGCGGACAAAACTGCTATTGTCCAAGACATGTTATTGAATATTGTCAGTTGTGAAATTGACGAAATTGATCTTGGTAACTTGATCTATGACCGGACCGAATTTGTTCCAGACAATGCCAATAACCCTACACTAAAGATCTGTGTAAACTTGGGGTGGAATGGGGCCTGGTGTCTACGCTGGACCAACCCTTTCTACATTTGGCTCCTAGAAAACATTTAAACTAAATACGCTATGGACGGAAATACTCATGTACATAGCGGAACTGTTTGAAGCACGATCACAAAAGACTTTAGTCGTATTGCCCGGGGGATTCCATCCGTTCCACCCCGGGCATCTTTCTTTGTACACCGCAGCACAACGGGCTTTTCCCGGAGCCGACATATATTATGCTGCCACAAACGACAAGAGCGAGCGTCCGTTTGACATTGCCGACAAAGCCAAGTTAGCAGAGATCATTGGTGTACCCCGAGGACATTTTGTACAGGTCAAGAGTCCGTTTCAGGCCCGGGAAATAACCAGCAACTACGATGCCGATTCAACGGTATTGGTATTTGCACGTAGCGAAAAAGATCGAAACGAACCACCACAAGCCGGCGGTGTCAAAAAGAACGGCGAGCCTGCATACCTACAACCCTATACCAAAAATCCTGCGCCAATGAGCCAGCATGGTTACATGGCGTATCTGCCCACAGTGGAATTTGACGCAGGCCCTAGCGGCGTTACCAGTGCCACACAAATTCGCGACATGTGGCCTCGAGCCAATAAGCAACAAAAGCAAGAGATTGTTGCTGATCTCTATCCACGCGACCCCAAGACAGCAAGACAAATTTTAGACAAGAACTTGTCATGAGTACTATAAGCGTTAAAATTGATGTTTATTGTACACGAGCCGAGGGTAATCCGGCTTATCGCTTGTACGTTGACGGGGATTTATTAACTGAACGCACATGGACTTGGCCTGCATACGAGGTATTTGTGCGTGAAAATATTGAGGTTAACGTCGAGCCCGGCGATCATAAACTTGATCTAGTGGACTGTAGCAACAACAATGTTTTTTATATTAAAAATATAACAGTCAATGGCACTGCAAATAATGGGCCGGTGTTCACAGTATAATATAAATATAACATATACCGGATTTAGACATGAAACCAACAGAATTTTTACGTGAATTTGATACCATGGAAGACGAGCAACTTGACGGCATGGCTCTAGGCGAACTAAAAGCCATTGCACAATCTGCTGAAAAGATTTACAATTCAGTAAAATCGGGCACGCCACTAGAAGCATGGATGTACAAAAAGATCACTAATGGCAACGAAGGCCTAACTGCTGTTGCACAACAGATCAACAACCCCGAAATTAGAGAACCACAACACAATACACTAGAATCTGCACCTGACTATTCCGACATGTTTGAAGGTACCATATACGATATGGACAAAGAGTATGGTGCGCCTGCTCCCAAACATAAGCCTCGCCCACACATGGCACCACAACGCCCACGTCATCCCGATGATCCCGACTTTATGGATCCCGACCAACGTAGACTACGTGCTGACCAGGCACGTGTCAAGAAGGCACAAGATGAATACCATGCTAAGAAAGGTGTGGCGGAAAGAATTACTCCACCGGGCAAAGATGATATGGAACAATATCGAAAAGACACAGCCGATATGGCCAAGCGAGCGATAGCGAATAAAACGCCAATGTCAAAGAATCCGGTAAACGAATTTGCCGGCGGCATGGGTGCAAGTAGTGTAGCAATAGCACCCGGAGTAGGCAAGGGCCCTAAAGTCGGAAGTTTGTTTGGCGGCAGTTATGCACCCAAGACTCCATTTAATCGGAAGCGTAAACGGTAATGGACATTAAAGATTTATTGGCACGTATAGACACCATAAACGAAGCAGCCAATCCAGCACAACAGGCTGCTATCGCCATTGCTATGAAAAAAGCAGGAGATAAACCCAAGAGTGAAGGCTCAATGAGCAGTGCTGAAAAACACAGCACTGGTCCCAAGTTTGTGGGCAAGTGGCGAGGCACAGACAGTGCCAGCAAAGCACGAGGCAAATACGTTGGTGGCGAAAGTATCTTACGTGACTTGGAACGGAAATTAGATGAAACTCCTGTACGTGACCTAATGCGCGAATATAGAGAGTTCAAAGAAGCCACAGCACCACAACAGGCACAACCTGCACAGACTGGTACGCCAACCCTGGGAGCAGATTTAACCAAGCCCGGTACACCACAACAACAGCAACAACAAGATCCTGCACAAAAAGCTGCACAACAAAAACTCGACCAACAAGAAAAAGCCGAACAAAACAACTTGCAAAAAGGTGTTGCCAGCATGAAAATGGCCGGAGCGGCAATTAGTAACCCAGCAAATTTAACAAAAGCATTTGGCAAAGTAGATGACCAACAACCGTTAAATCCTGCAGACAAAGGTGCTATTGCATCAGCTGGCACAGTGCTGGCACCTATTATGTCAAACCCACAATTACAGAGCAAGTTCAAAGACTTGGTCACACAGGCCAGTGCTTCGGCAAAACAGCAACAACAAAAACAACAGCAGGCTACAACACCCACAGGAGCCAACCAAGTAACACCAACAACGGGCGCACCAAAATGAACATACACGAACTATTTGAAGACAAGGCCAAGAAGCAACGCTTAGACCCTAAATGTTGGACAGGATACCACAAAGCCGGGACCAAGGTCAAAGGTGGTGTGCGTGTCAACAACTGTGTGCCCAATGAAGGCATAGAAGTTGTCAGTGAGTTTGCTCCACCCGGTGGCGATGATAGCGACCACGATCCCGAAGAGTTATTATTTAGATTGGCCAAGCAATGGTGGCTTGGAACTGAATCGGACATGATCCGTGTGGAACGTACCTTGGCCAGTATGGGTTGGGAAATCGGCGAAGATGAAGGCTACGACGATGGCGGCGTGTTTGTGGTACAGGCCGGTGATGAGAACGGCAAGAGCTATATCAGCTGGCCACATGAAGACTTGGCCGACGAAGGTGTGGCGGAAGAAGCCGGTACTAAAGGCTATCGTGTAACATGGTCAGAAGCAGGTAGCGATAAACACACCAGTGGCTTGTTGTTAAAACACCATGCTATTGAACATGCCAAGATGCTAAAAAACAAACCAGGCACAAGCAATGTTAAGGTTATTCCTTATCGTAGTGTTGAAGAAGGTCATCGTGACGAAGATAATCCATTTTCTAAAGGTTCAATGGGCGATGCGTTATATAAAGCATTAGGTAGCAAGAAAGTAAGTCCACAACAAGTTCAACGCAACAGAGAGCGGTTTGCCAAGCGTGATGCAGAAAGATATACCATTGCCAACGATCCGGACAAGCCAGGATTGTATCATTATTCAGACATTGCTCATGCATTGCAAAATGGTCATAGCGATTCTGCAAAAGTCTACAAACACAATAAGTTCATTGGCACAGTTGGTGATGTAAGACAGCAAGATTTGGCGGAAGGTGAACTAGATGAAAAGTCAACAAGCCAAGCACAGTTTCGCACAATGGCAGCTGCCGCACACAATCCTGCGTTTGCAAAGAAAGTTGGCATTAAACCGTCAGTGGCAAAAGAATTCCACGGTGCAGATCGTAAACAGAGTTACCGGTCATTACCTAAGAAGGTAGATGAGGGCATAATGGACTTCATGCAACCACAGCAGCCTAAGACTACAAAAGATAAACTTACATTGGCTGCAATGCGTCAAATTGAAAAGGCACGTGCCGATAAAGAACGCCAAGACCCCACGTATGTGCGTAGCAAAGACTTGCCCAAGAATCCTGACCATGTGCGTGTAGTGACAGATGCTAAAGGTGACTACAAACCGCCTAAAGAAGCCGACTACGGTGCGGACTACCAAGATATGGTTCGTCGTGTTGCGGCACAGGAAAAGCGTAAGCAACAACAGCCCAAGCCTGCAAAACGTGAAGACAGCAACATGCCTGTGGCAGTGGACAGTACTAGTCCTATACACGGCGCCAATGAAGATTCAGAAGGTGTCAGCACAAAAAACATCAGTCCCGCAAGTCAGAAACTGATACAAAAGGCACGTCAAGCTGCACCCGATGCACGTAGTGATCTTGATGCAGTATTTGCATACTTAGACGATGTTGCAAAGCGCACACAAGATAATTATGGCCGAGTCAATGACATTCTACAACAGTTAGATCCCATGAGTAATGACTTGGATAAGGCCGAACGAGAATTAGATCGTGTAAGACAAGTTAACCAAGGACAACAACAGTTATTGGGCAGACTCAAATCACGCCTAGATAAAACAGGTGCGGATACTGCTCCGGTACAGGCACAACAAGCACAACAAGATAAACGAGACGCCGACGAGCGTGACGCTATCGGCCAGCAATTGGCCCAAGAGCCACAGCAGGTTGTTGTTAAGCAAGAACCACAAGGCCCAGTTGATGCTGTAGACAAAGTAGCAAGACAAAAAGCCGATCAAGCTGAACGAGATATTCACAACTTGTATTCAAAAGATGCATCAAGTACAGCTAGTAAGACAATTAGTCAAATTCAACAGAGGATGCTTACTCCGCCTTCGGATCCCAAAATAGATCCATCAACTACAGTGGTTAATCCAGATAAGATAAAAGCCCTTGCAAAGAATTTTTTACAAAAAGATGAAATTACCGAAGACATCTACGAGAGCAGATTGTACAAAATGAAGCTGGCTGGATACTTTGACTAAATACTACTATGAACGAAGAACTACAAAAAGCAGCCCGAGTTGCATTTGCTACAGAATTTAGCTTTTATCTAAAAGCACACTACTTCCACTGGAACGTAGAGGGCATTCACTTCCAAGAGTATCATGCATTGTTTGGCACCATATACGAAGAAGTTTATGGCATAATTGATGAGTTTGCCGAAAAGATTCGTAGTCTAGGTGCTTATGCCCCTGGAAGTTTCAGCAAGTTGAGTTTACTAAGCCGTATCGAAGATGAGACCGAAGTACCCGATACAGGCGCCATGGTTGCCATGTTGTTGGAAGATAGTGACCGTACTTGTGCGCTATTAAAAGTGGTTTACGATGTTGCTGAGTCTGTAGGTGAACACGGCTTCAGCAACTTCTTAGCCGAGCGTATGGATGCACACCGTAAACATTCATGGATGCTACGTAGCAGTTTAAAATGAACGTCTATGACTTATTTGGCGAAGATGCCTCTGGGGTAGTCGCTAATAAGCGTCAAGCACGGGATCCACGTTACAGCATGAGCCTTAGCCCGGACGTTCGGCCTGGGGAAATTACGAGACAACTTAAAAAATATAATCTTGTAGAAGGTGAAGAGAATTTAGCACGTTTAGATGCCATACTCGTAGACCTTTGTGCAGGAATCATTCGACATCAAAAACAAGATAACAACCGTTATGGACTAGTTGCTGCCGCAGTAGTTGATCCCGACCATAATGTTGTATACGGTATCAATAATCTACAAAGCACGGGTAAACGTGTACATGCTGAACGTGCCGCATTGGCCAACTACAAACAAAAACATGGTGACATTCCCGAAGGTAGCGTAATTGTTACTACACTAAGCCCTTGTACAGAACCCATGCAAGATCGTGAGGGCATGAGTTGTAGTGAACTAATAGATACTACCCCCATACGTAGGGTCTATGCTGGCTACAGAGATCCAAGTCAAGACCATTTGACACATGATGACTTTGATGTGGTTGTCACAAATAACAGCAAACTTGAACAGTTATGCAAGGGCTTTGCTGATTGTTTCTTAAAGGAAGATGGTGCACAGGGCGGTAAACTGGTTATATTTGACATTGATGACACTCTGGTTAATACCAACACCAAAGTCATAGTTAGACGCGATGGCCGACCGGTCCGACAATTAACAAGTCAAGAGTTCACACACTACAAGTTACAACCTGGCGAAACTTTTGACTTTGGTGCATTCAGTGATGCTGAAGAATTTGCCCGCGAGAGCAGACCCATTGTGCCAATGATACAACAGTTAAATGCCGACATTGCCAGTGGCAATAAAGTTGTTATGATAACTGCACGTAGTGACTTTGATGATCGTGACACATTCCTAAATGCTTTTAGACAGTGGAGTGTGGACATTGATCGTGTACACGTATATCGTGCCGGAAACGATCGTCGGCCTGTGAGCGTCGATGCCAAAAAGGCCGACATTGTACGCAGACTATTGGGGAGTGGTAACTACTCCAAAGCCATCATGTATGATGATAGTAAACCAAATCTACAGTCGTTTGTGCGATTACACCGTGAGTATCCCTCAACACGTTTTTATGCGTGGCATGTAGACCATGGCGGACATACCACTGAGTACGCACGTACAGGCATACGTCAACCCGATGCCATGTTTGAAGCCGATACAGCCGGAGAAATAACCGATGCTGTTATTGACTTTTATAAAAAGCAAGACATCAAACCTGAGAAGGTCAACGACTATGTAGAACATGCTGTTGACTTGTTACATCGAGCAGATCCTACAATACGTGGTCGTGTACGAGAGATATTAAGCCGAGCAAATAAAAACCCCTATATACAAGGTGGTGTTATTACTACAGTGGGCGCATTGTTAACTGGTGGCTTGTTAACCACTGCTAGCCAGATGCACTTGACTCCGGCACAGACCAACATCCTGTTACAAGCAGTATTGAACACAGTCATCCCCACTGTAGTAAGTCGTGTAAATGGCAAGAACTGGATAGACACAGTCAAGTACACCTTGGCCAGTGCTGGAATTGGCACAGGCATTGCGCTACTAAGCGAAGATACCGAGTCTGACATTGATAGCATTGCACAAGAGTTTGTTGAGTTTGTCAGCAAGCGATTACAGTTTGATCAAATGCCACACATTGACTTTGTTGAGCATGTAACAGGTACAGAACATCCCACATTTGGGTCGTACGACAGCAACACCGACGTGATCAACATCGGTACTAGTGATCGACATGTCATGGACATCATGCGTACATTAGCACACGAGCTGGTACATCACAAACAACGTGAAACTAAATCAGAATTAGATGGTGGCACTGCTAGTCGGGACGAGAATCAAGCCAATAGCGTAGCCGGAACACTCATGCGTGAGTTTGCTGATCAACACCCCGAATACTTTGGTGGCAAGCCGGGTGTAGCAGAAGGCAAAGAACAGTTTAATTATGAATTAGCACAAAAAGGATTTCACTTTGAACAAGAAATTGGCGGAGTAACATATAGGGTAACGAATAAAAAAGGTGGCTCAGATAATATCAATATTGAAGCCATAGATGATAAAGGACAGGCAATAGGATTTGCTCGCTTTTGGATGCACCAGTACAAAAATGGATTAGAAAGCCTGAGTACTCAGGTAAGAGATGACTGGCAGGGAAAAGGAATAGCCGCAAATATGTATGCCGTTATGCGTATGTTAGGTGTTAATATACATCCAGCGTCAATGCAAAGTGATGATGGTAAAAAGATGTGGGACAAGTGGAACAAGCAAGGTGATGCCCGGCACATCAAAAGTATGAATGCCAAAATGGCGGAAAACTTTGCTGACGGCAAGAATCCAGGACGCAAAGGACTTGCCAAGCGTTCGGGCGTCAACACCAAAGCCAGTGTTAGCACTTTGAGAAATGTTGCCAAACATTCCTCAGGTGAGAAGCAACGTATGGCACATTGGTTGGCCAACATGAAGGCTGGTAGGGCAAAGGCACGTAAAAAATGAACATAGTTTACATTCACGGGGCCAGTGCCACCAGTGAGAGTTTTAACTATATACGCAGCAAAGTAGGTCGGGGCACGGACATCAACTACGACAGTCGCAACGGGTTTGAAAACAACCTAAATGACATGTTGGCGACATTGAAAGAACAAGATGACATGTTCTTTGTAGCACACAGTCTGGGTGGAATATACAGTTTGCACATTGCCAACAGTTTACCTGACCGAGTTCTAGGAGCAGTTACAATCAGTACGCCATATGGTGGTGCACAAGTAGCCGAAGTGGCCAAATACTTTTTACCATTTAGTAGACTCATGCGTGACATTGGACCCAGTTCGTGGGCTATGACTCAAGCAGACACAATCAAGATTCAACACCCTTGGTGCAATGTGGTCACTGTACGGGGGCAAAGTCCTTTTATACCAGATGCCAATGACGGGGTTGTAACTGTAAAAAGCCAACAACATCATGTGGATATGGAATTGGTTGAAGTTGACTACAATCACTATGAAGTTTTACAGTCCGACACAGTGGTTCGACTGGTCCGAGATCGAATCAAAACATTTAATCGATTATCGTTATAAAGGTGTGCGGCAATGCACTACGAAGCTCCGCCTGCCAATTCGTTGTTGCCCTATACTAAAATACAGAAAGTTAAATAGGTTCTTCAATGCATTACGCTGTATTGTTACCGCACTAAATATTTATATGAATCCCTACCCTGTATATCCTGAAGACGATGGTTCGGATCGATTCCGTAATCCCTATAGTCCCGTGTAAGATCACCTACCTTAGGCCGTACTTAGTACGGATTGGTGAATAGGCGGCTGCTGCCTAAACTGAAGTCACGCCAAACTTCTGTTAAAGTGAGCACTTTCCATTTGTATTTCTATATTAATTCTGTTATAATACGTCAATGAGCAAACGAGATAACATACTGTTTATTAAATATGTACACACCTGTATCCAGGACTATGCAACTCAGGTTGCAGCAGTTCATATTGTTGACAGCACAACCGAAAGAATTTATATAACGGAATTATTCCGAAGATTCACAGAAAAATTTCCAGGTGATCCACTGATACAAAAATTGTTCGACTCTGAATTATATACTTACAATGATTTAGTGCGTGCCAATGACCAAGACCAAGAATTAATAACTTCTTTTTTAAAAACACTAGATCTCAAAGACACTGTCGAGGTTAACAAAAGTAAAACTTTGGAATTCTTAGAAGACCTTAGTGATCAAAATCGCTTCTATTATCAACTTTCCGGAGTGCTGCGTAAATGCATACAAAATCCGATATAACATACGTCCGCCCGGCCGACATACCTACCGATAACTTATACGGTAATTTTTGGAATTCTATTAGAGGTACCATTTATGCCATTGATGGGTTGCGGGCACGCAATGGTACGTTTAATACACCGTGGGAATATTACATAAACCCAGCATTTACAACACCACAGTGGAGATTTGTTGATTATAATCTTGCTGATATATACGACCAAAGAGCATTAGAACTGGCCAACATTGCACGTACACAAAATAAAAAAATCTGTATCATGTGGAGTGGGGGAATAGATTCTACTAGTGTACTCGCTAGTTTTATTAAAAATCTTAATACCAGTGATTTAAAAAACATTTGTGTAATATTAAGTCTTGCCTCTATAGAAGAAAATACACAATTCTATCAAAAGTTCATTCAAGGTAAACTTGAATGTATGCCCTTATTTGAGTTAAATGTATGTGATAAGTTTTTAAATGAAAATATACTAATAACTGGAGATCCCGGTAATGGCCTATTTGGGCCAAGTCAAGGTATGTACAAGCACCTACTTGAAGACAACCGATATAAACTGCCCTGGCAAGATAACACAGATTTAATTAAATTAGGCATCCATTCCAAGACCACAGGGTTTGCCAATTGGTATGTGGGAAAGATTACAAAAAATTTATTAGAAGTAAATCTTGATGGTGTTGAAACTATTGCCGACTGGTGGTGGTGGCATTATATTAATTTCAAGTGGGAATTTAGTATTACAAGACCTTTGTTTTATTCTAGACATAATCCAAAAGAGTCAATAAGCCAGGAGAACTCAAATAACCTTATAACTTGTACATTTTATAATACAGAAAAATTCCAACTTTGGAGTTATAGTAATTTAAAAAATCATGTTAGATCCGGTAATCTCAAGGAACACAAACTAATTGTTAAAAAATACATTTTTGATTTAGATCATGATATAGACTATCTCGAAAACAAATTAGTAGTACAGTCACTTCCAAAAAATAAAGAACAATTAAAAATATTGCCGCTATACTATACAAAAGATTGGGTCGCACACTACGAGTCCGATCCTGTTGCATATTCTAAAATAAAAACCGCACTCGACGACTATACAGGTTAATCTAAACCATTGCTTTTTTACAACAATTCATATACAATACATTTTTAGGAGAAACTATGAGTGACTATAACCGCAGCTTTAACGGCGAAGCAAAAATCAAACTTACCCAATTGATCAATGAGGGTATGCAGGTCATGCAAGAAATCGAAGACTTGAGTGCCGGCCTTAGTGAAACTGTCAAGGCCATTGCCGAAGAACTTGAGATCAAACCCGGTACCTTAAAGAAAGCAATCCGAATCGCACACAAGGCACGTCTAGGCGAAACCAATCGCGATCACGACGAGCTAAACACTATTTTGGAAACAGTTGGTAAAACTCTGTAAATGAAGACCATTGTTCATACCTGTAGCAGCGTTCTAGTGCGGCCCAACGGCATTGTGCGATACATGAATACTGTTATGGACCTGCAACGCAGTCAAGGACATCATGTCGTCTTTGTAACCGATGCTAACCCCACACAGAAGATTTCAGCAGACGAAACGATTTTTCTTAATTTAGAGTCGCGATATCGGCCCAACTTAAAGGACGGGCATGTATGGTTACAGGTAGACCGTAATGTTGTGTACGACGTAGAAGTGGCGTTTCGCAGACTGGATATAGAGCCACATCTGGTGATTGCACATGACCTACACAGTTTTTTAGGTTGCGAAAACAAGTTTAGAAACGGTATTTTTATACAACATGAAAGTGATGTGTACTATGCTGGAGCTCGTTATAGTTTTCTCAGTGACGAATACTTGCAAGAACAAATTGATACGGTCAATACCACCGGATGGCGTATAGGGTTAAATGTACCCACTACAAATGTTGCGCCATATCGTCCAGTATACACACCAACACCATTTACAGTAGCACCTCGACCCGACATAGAACGGACACGTGGTTTGCTATACATTGGTGATGCCACTGAACGCAAAGGTGCTAGAGAGTTTATGCAGGTTGCACGTAAACTAGGAGTTACACCAACAGTAATTACACATGAACGTGATGCAGAAGTATTTGCAGGAGCAGATGTACACACATTTGGTCTTGATGAACGTGCAGCAATGTATGAGTTAATGGCTCAACATCGTGTGGCATACGTACCTAGTCGAAATGAATGTCCGGGACTGGCGGCTCTAGAGTGTTTGCAGTTTATGCCTGTGGTGGTGGACAGTCAATATGCTTGGACCCGGTGTCTGGCAGACTTGGGTGTAATTCAAGCCACAGGTGCAGAAACAATTGCTGTGATTGATGGACTATTAAAAACATATACGCCACACGACCGACAGTTATTAGAAATTTGGGCACGTAATAATCAACAACTTTGGATTAACTTAACAACATGACCGTATTACACGACACGTGGCAGTATATCAAAAACGACTGGAACAGTTATCCATTGAGATTCTGTGCGGAATTTTTTGCCTGGACCTGTAGTGTAGTCAGTGCCATAATATTTGCTGTTACAGTGCCCAACATTCCAGTGGTGCCATTATATGCTATTTTTATTTCGGGGTGTGTGGCCAGTGGATGGGCCTGTTACACACGCAAGAGTTTTGGCCTAATGGCCAATAGTGTGTTCCTGGTCACAATTGATGGCATTGGTTTAATACGCTTTGCCTTGCAATAGGATAAGTATTATAGAGTCGCCGACTTAAACGGCATGTAGAGTATTTGTGAGCTCAAAGTCACATGGGAGAGTAAATTGATAGTATTTTCGCCTGCCCGCACAGGATCTTCCTTGATTGTAGGAAACTTGAATAGATACTTCCACACCTCCGTTACTCACACGCACAATCAATATGAACCATATCATAATGAGTCAACCTGCATTTTATCCAGCAGGGAAAATATCATTGACTCCGTACTGAGCCAAGTGTTAGTAGAAATAACTGACGAGGCATCTGTATACTCTAATAAAATAATAGTTCCATTCGTCCTCAATCCCGAAAAGTTTGTTAACTCGTATCAACTTCACCGAGACTTTTATGGTCAAATTGATGTTAGTCAATACCAACGAGTCATTGAGGTCTTGTACCAGCCACTGATGGATGACCCTTACTATTTGTTTCGTCAACTGGGTATATTAGAGCAAACAGTTTATGACAAAACTAACAAAAGCGTGTATAATTATAATACCCTGATTATCAATATTGATCAATTGAGGCAGATTGCCAAAAGACTTAATCGTTACGACGATGTTGCAGTTGTTGCAGAACTTGAAGAAGAAAGAAAACGGAATTACTAATGAGTTATGTTGACGCACTATTTGATAGAAACAAAGACCGCATACACGTTGTTGAACGTGTCGATGGCGAACGACAGTATAAAGAATATCCTGCGGATTATATTTTCTATTACGACGATCCTCGAGGCAAGTTTCGCACCATATTCAACACACCGGTGAGTCGTTTTAGCAGCCGAAACAGCAAAGAATATCATAGAGAAGTAAAAGCACTAAGTGGCAAACGACTATGGGAAAGTGACATTAATCCCATCTTCCGTTGTTTAGAAACCAACTACTTGGGTGTAGACTCGCCTAAACTGCAAACTGCATTTTTTGACATTGAGGTTGACTTTGACCCCGAGCGTGGTTATAGTCGACCCGAAGATCCATTTAATAAAATTACTGCCTTCTCTGTATACTTGGACTGGATGGACAAGTTAGTCACGCTAGTTGTACCACCAAAGACTTATAGTTGGGAAACTGCCGAGGAAGTTTGTCGAAAGTTCGACAACTGTTATTTGTTTGAGCGTGAGGAAGACATGATCAATACTTTCCTTGACCTTATACAAGATGCAGACATACTCAGTGGTTGGAACTCAGAAGGATTTGACATTCCCTATACTGTGATGCGAGCCACACGGGTACTGAGTAAAGACGATACACGTCGTTTTTGTTTATGGAACCAATTGCCCAAGGAGCGTACATTTGAACGCTTTGGTGCAGAGAACTTGACATTTGACTTGATTGGTCGTGTGCATATGGACTATATGCAACTGTACCGCAAGTACACCTATGAAGAACGGCACAGTTACAGTTTAGATTCAATTGCTGAATACGAACTAGGTGAGAGTAAAACTCCCTATGAAGGAACATTAGACCAGTTATACAATAAAGACTTCCCCACCTTTATTGAGTATAACAGACAAGATACCATGCTGATTGCAAAGTTTGATAAGAAGTTACGCTTCTTAGATCTTGCAAACGAACTTGCTCATGATAATACGGTGTTGTTGGCTACTACAATGGGTGCAGTAGCAGTGACCGAGCAGGCCATCATTAATGATGCACACCGACGTGGTATGATAGTTCCTAACAGGAGAGGACGTGATGATAAAGAACAAACCCAAGCCGCAGGTGCCTATGTTGCTTACCCCAAAAGAGGTATGCACGAATACATTGGCGCCATCGACATCAACTCGCTCTACCCCAGTGCTATTCGCGCCCTTAACATGGGTCCAGAAACCATTGTTGGACAACTCCGCCCCATAATGACTGATCGCTATATCGGCGAGAAGATGACCGAGAACGGAGGAAACTTTGCCGATGCATGGGAAAACATGTTTGGCAGTTTAGAATATACCGCTGTCATGGCAGCGGAAGTTGGTACAGAGATCACTGTAGACTGGGAAGGTAACGGATCGAGTACTGTACATAGTGCCGCAGAAGTTTGGCGTATGATTTTTGATAGCCGACAGGCTTGGACACTGAGTGCTAACGGCACTATCTTTAAGTATGACATGAAGGGCATTATCCCTGCACTCTTAGAACGTTGGTATAGTGAACGTACAGAAATGCAGACCAAACTCAAAGCTGCAACAACAGACGAAGACAAAGCCTATTGGGATAAACGACAACTAGTTAAGAAAATTAATCTAAACAGTTTGTATGGCGCATTGCTTAATCCTGGATGTAGGTTCTTTGACAAGCGTATTGGACAAAGCACCACGCTGACCGGACGTGCCATTGCACACCATATGGATAGTCATGTCAATGAAGCCATCACCGGTAAGTATGACCACGTGGGCGATGCAGTCATATACGGCGACACCGACTCGGTATACTTTAGTGCATGGCCCATGGTTCGAGATGAAGTAACAGCCGGAACCATGCAATGGAACCGAGATATTGCTATACAGTTATACGATCGCATTGCAGACAGCGTAAATGAATCATTCCCGGCATTTATGGAACGTGCATTTCATTGCCCAAGAGAAATGGGTGCTATCATTAAAGGCGGGCGTGAACTTGTTGCTCGCAAGGGCTTGTTTATTAAAAAGAAACGTTATGCCGTACTGATTTACGACAAAGAAGGCAAACGCAAAGATGTAGCAGGCAAAGCCGGTGAAGTAAAGGCCATGGGGTTGGATTTGAAGCGCAGCGACACACCCCGGGTAGTACAAGACTTTTTAAGTGAGATCTTATTGGATGTACTAACACGAGAAGGCGATGTGCGTCAACTTGTGATTGACAAAGTCAAAGAGTTTAAAATTGCGTTCAAAGATCGCCCGGCTTGGGAAAAAGGTACACCCAAGCGTGTCAACAACTTGACCAAGTATAGTGCAGAAGAAGCCCGACTGGGCAAAGCCAACATGCCTGGACACGTTCGTGCGGCCATGAATTGGAACAACTTAAAGCGTATGCACGGTGACAACTATAGTACTGCTATTGTTGATGGTATGAAGACTATTGTTTGTAAACTAAAAGACAATCCCCTGGGCTATACCAGTGTTGGTTACCCCACAGACGTGTTACATATTCCACAGTGGTTCAAAGACTTGCCGTTTGACAATGGTGCAATGGAAAGTACTATTGTAGATCAAAAAGTAGAAAACTTATTAGGTGTGTTATCCTGGAAGATTGCCGAGAACACAGACGTTAGCAGTACATTTGATGATTTGTTCAGTTGGGAATAAACATGAAGTTATATGACCTAATAACATTCAAGAAGAGCCTAGAGGCCAACTTGGACACTGCCGACGTATGTGCTGCCGTTGAACGGTTGACTAAGAGCCTCAGTGACATCAAGCATCAATCTGTTCTTGCGCCTCATAATGCAGAATATGTTGATCAGTTAATTGCACACTATCAAAATCTCTTACCCGAAATTAATGTTACATTAGAGAGTAAACAGTCTAAGATTTCAGAAATCAATGACATTATAACTAACGAGAGCCATAAACTATTTGCCAACAGTTACGACTTAGAAACGCACAATGGCGGGTACGAGCATGTTCGCGATCGACGTAAACTTAAATTGCACGAGGATACCGAACAATTAATCAAGCAACGTATTATGTTGTATACCAATTGGAGATATCCAGCATTGGAAATAGGATGCAGAGAAGGGGAATGGACGCAGTACATGGTGGCCGCAGATCCCTTGTATATTGTAGATCAGTTTCCCGAGTTTTTAAAAACTGCCAATGAGCAATTTCCAGATCAATACCAAGGACGTTTACGCAAGTATCAGATTAAAAAAGAAACACACGATTTAAGTGCGTTACCAACGGGGCAGTTTGCTTTTGTATTTTCGTGGGGCTACTTCAACTATATTAGCCTAGACACATTTACACAAGTAATACGACAATTAAGCACATTGATGCGGCCCGGTGGTGTATTCCTTTTCAGTTACAATGATGGCGATACTCCAAACGGTATGGGCATGGCAGAAAACTTTGGACAAAGTTATTTGCCAAAGAGTTTGCTAATCCCTACTTGTCAAGGTGTTGGGTTAGAAGTTGTTGCTGAATACAGTCCCGAATCCAATATACATTGGTTAGAGGTAAAGAAACCTGGAGTACTGCACACAGTCAAAGCGCATCAAGTATTAGGCAAAATACAGAGACGAGAAGATACAGAAATTAATTGACAGATCTAAATACATTTGTTATAATCAATCAACAGAGGAGAAACTATGCAGGATTATTTAAAAGACATTGTACAACACACAAACGGATTGGGCAATATTGACCTAATTAAAATTACAGGTACCGATACTGAGACCCTAATTAATAGTGTCAGCGAAGACCGTAGTGTTATTTTAGAAGCACGTTTTAAAAGCGCACACCCCGACTTTATTGGTACATTTGGTATGCCAAATCTAGGCAAACTAAAAACAATTTTGGGCATTGAAGAATATGCCAAGGATGCTCGGATCACCATCAACACGCAACAGAATTCAGCAGGCGAAACTGTTCCGTGTGGCATTCACTTTGAAAATGCCGCGGGTGACTTTAAGAACGATTATCGTTACATGGATGCTAATGTGATCAATGACAAACTTAAAACTGTCAAGTTCAAGGGTGTACAATGGGGTGTAGACTTTGTGCCCACAGTAGCAGGCATTCAGCGTTTGCGTATGCAGGCCAGTGCCAACAGTGAAGAAACTACATTTACTGCCAAAACAGATGCGGGCAATTTAGTATTTTACTTTGGTGACCCAACAACACACGCCGGAAACTTTGTGTTCCAAGCAGGCGTAAGCGGAACATTTACAAAGACCGCATGGCACTGGCCAGTCAATGTTGTTATGGGCATTCTAGCATTACCCGGAGACAAGACATTTAAAATGAGTGATGCAGGTGCTAGTAAGATCACTATTGACTCGGGCTTGATTGAATACGACTACATTCTGCCAGCGCAAACCAAGTAATGAGCTTTTTTGAGCATTGGCAACCTAGGGGGCATGTGTTTGGCACTTGCATGAGCAAGCCGGGCACAGACCTTATGTATGTGAACATTCCCAAGAATGCCAGCTCATGGACCAAACCCAACCTCTTAGACTGGGGTTGGGAATTTTATAATTATCACTTTGATCACATGTATCACAAACACACTGTAGTGGTGTTACGTGATCCTGTGGAACGTTGGCTCAGCGGTGTTTGTGAATACTTTGCTCTTTATCATGAGCACATAGATGTTGCACAGTTTAACTCGGCATTCTATGATTTGGTATTTGATCAAGTTACTCTTGACGACCATACAGAAAAACAAGTATACTTTATTGAGGGACTTGATCCCAGTCGTATGACATTTTTCCGTTGTGACTCAACTTATCGATTATACTTTGCACAGTTTTTGAGAAATCAAGGATTGGCAAATAATTACAGTAATTATGATTATCAGCACACAACAGATGGTAACGAGATTAGAACCAAGTTTAAAAATATTTTTGCACCCTTGTTATCGAACTCTAAATACCTCGAGCACATAAAACAGCACTTCAAAAAAGACTACGAATTAATAGATAAAGTAAATTTCTGGCATGGATAACTTAACACAAAAACAACTAGACTATGCAGTATTCTTACCTGCAATATCAGGCTTCTATGCCACATTTGTTGGCAAGCAACGCACCGAACCCTATGTAGATCCTGCACGTTTCCCGCAGGCCCTGCAGACCAAACTCACAGACATGGAACAAATGAACTGGCTTAACAGCACACAGGCCCTGTTTCCATACAAGTGGAGCCTGCATTCAGGTGGGCATGCCAATCACGATCTAACCAAGTTCATCAGTAGCGAGGAAATGATTCGCACACGCGAAGCAGGTAGTTTATTATTGGGCGACTCGGGTGGATTCCAGATTGCCAAAGGCTTATGGGAAGGCGACTGGAAGGCCAATTCGGGTTGTCCCAAAGCACAGGCCAAACGTGAAGCAGTACTAAAGTGGATGGATGGTGTTGCTGACTATGGCATGACATTGGATATTCCCACATGGATTGTGAACAATCCCGAAGCCGGTGCCAAAGTGGGTATTTTACGACACGAAGAAGCAGTGGCTGCAACGCACTACAATAATGAATACTTTATCAAACATCGCAAAGGTGTTGAAGCGGGCGGAGTTAAAATCCTAAACGTGCTACAGGGCGCAAGTCATGAAGAAGCCGAAGAATGGTATCAGCTCATGAAAGCATATTGCGATCCTGTGCAGTACCCCGGGCGTCACTTCAATGGTTGGGCTATGGGCGGCCAGAACATGTGTGACGTGCATTTGATTCTAAAACGGTTAATTGCACTCAAGTATGACGGATTGTTACAAGAAGGTGTACACGATTGGATGCACTTCTTGGGCACAAGTAAACTAGAGTGGGCAGTATTACTCACTGTAATTCAACGCAACGTTCGCAAGTATGCCAACCCGGCATTTACGATTAGTTTTGATTGTGCAAGTCCTTTCCTTGCTACGGCCAATGGACAGGTGTATTATGAAAATGCTTTCCCGCACAATGGCAAGTGGAGTTACAAAATGGCCGCAAGTGCCGACGACAAAAAGTACAGCACAGACACACGCAAGTTTAGTGCGGCAGTGGTACAGGATGGCATCTTCCCCAACTTCACAGACAGTCCCATTACCGACATGTGCCAAATGAAAGACATTTGCATATACAAGCCCGGTGACTTGAACAAGAACGGTAAAGAAGGTCAAACCAGTTGGGATAGTTTTAGTTATGCACTATTAATGGGACATAATGTTTGGATGCATTTGACCGCAGTACAAGAAGCCAATAGGCGCTTTGATGCCGGCGAGTATCCTGCAATGATGCGTGGCCGAGTAACCGGTGAACGTTTTGAGGACATTGTGGAAGCAGTATTTGCTGCTCCAGACCGTACCACAAGCGAGGCCATCATTGACAGTTACAGTCGTTACTGGATGGAAATTATTGGCGGGCGTGGACGTTTAGGCAAAAAGGTGGTACACGTCACTGCACCACATTTTAATAGTCTTTTTGAGACTATTGAAACTGAATACGAAGAACCCGAACTTAGCGAACAACTACTTGACAATTTGGAGGAATAATGAGTAATTGGTTAAACAGGCTAGCACATTTAGAAGAAGAACATCGTAGATTGGACAAACTAATTGACCAAATGATACGTGAAGGTCGATACGAAGACATCAGTATGCATGATTTGAAGAAACAAAGGTTGCATATTCGGGACGAAATTGTTACACTAAAAGCACACAACACCAAAGAGCAAAATGATTAGAGCTGGACACGAGGAAGTCAACTTCTTCACTGGTACTGAAGTAGAACACACACCTGCTATGGGATTACAAACTCTGTTTGTAGTAGGTGTTCAAGATGTACAAGAGATACAAGACTGGATCAATGACTTTGCCAGTTACGAAGACGCCACAAAGCACATCCGACACATCTACTTTGGTGCCAACATGAGCTTTCCAAAATGTGATGTCAATGATGTTGCAGTCTGGACTCCATGGGACCAAATGATTCGACATTTTTTAGACCTAGGCTATTTGTGTACATTAGACATTGATGTCACCTGTGTCGAAGGATTGTTAGAAAGTATGTTGGTCGAGTACGATAACTTCGTCCCCATGATATCAGTTAAAATGCCGTACATCCGACAGTTGGGCTATAACGCCATAATCAAAATAGACGATAAGGACTTCCAGGCCACTAACCCCGGTGTATGGTGCCATAGCGTACACACACTAATGGACCGCCGAGTATTCACCGACTGGTCACAATATACCAAAGACGAGGTATTATGACATCAGTTAGAGTTACAAGCATAAAAAACAATATCCAAGTTGGCACTGTAATCCCAACATCGGCAACAAAAACTGATAACGGCGTTGGCCACTGGGCAGACGATGAAATTGAAAGCAACGGACACTCTGTTGATAGAAACGGTACTGTCGACCTTCCGGATATTGGTGTTGAAAATAAAACAAAGAAACGTGGTACCAACGCTGCGTGGACACAAGGATCTATAACTATCGAGAATATAAAATCAACTGCCAAGTTAACAGACACCCGAATATGGGAAAAGATGAAAAATCAGAATCAAGTAACTTGGGACGAGACTGTGCAAAAAGTAGTTGGGGTCGAAATAGTCAACATGGATATTGAGGAAATTCGTAAGTTGCTACAAGAAGGTTGGGACGATGTAAGGCAACAAGTCTTAAACGGAAACGGTAGCAAAAACATAACCAGTAAAAACAAAGTACTGGTCTTAGATGGATACAATAGCGATACATCTTATAACATCAGAATTCCTAATACTGCTATGAATAAGATTCGCAGTATTTCAAGAACTAAAAATTCAATGGATCGACTTTTTGAATATGGAGAATAAAATGAATCAAGAAGCAAGAGAAACTATAGAACGAATCAAGGATGCGGCACAACGCACCATATTTGTAACATTCCAAAAGGAAGGTATTCACTGCTATCCGGCAGCGGCAACTGACCCACAACTGGCAACAGGCGATGAGTATGATGTGAGCTTTTTGGGCTCGCCGCATCGTCATATATTCCACTTCCGTGTGGGCATTGCGGTATTCCACAATGACCGCGATATTGAGTTTATTCAATTCAAACGCTGGTTGAAAAATCTTTACAAAGATAGTATACTAGCACTAGACTACAAGTCATGCGAGATGATTGCAGATGACTTGTATGTACAAATTGCCGGACGTTACCCGGGCCGCAATGTCACAATTGAAGTATCCGAGGACGGTGAAAACGGATGCGTCATTCACTACAACCTTACCCGTCCAAACCTTTCCATCGTAATTTAAGGAATAATAAAAATGGCAGATGCAAATCTAAAAAAATATCTCGTAATGAAGCCTGAGGTACGCAATATTTTTGAAGACTTGGAAGTCTACAAGCAGTTTTGCGTAGACTACGGATACGTTTATGATGAACGTCATCTCTACAACGAGCGCACACCTTACGGTGAGTTTGTACGTTACCAAAATGGTAAGAACCCTTGGGACTACTGGCGTAGTCCACGTCGTGAGCGCACAGACTTCCGTCCACGTGATGCCAACAGCAATTGGAAAGTGCGTGAGAATCGTCAATGAGAAAACTGTACTACATGGGCTTAGAGCCCTACAAGGCACGTTACACACTACAGTTAACTGACTGGAACACTAGGGTGTTTGAACGTCGTGGTATCAACTACGAGATTGTGCCCGGCGAAACACTCAGCAATGACCAAGCCATTGTAACAGGACAGGTACTAGACGCACATGGGCGCACATACTTTGGCATGAGCCAACTGATGAATCTGGTCAAAATGATGAAAGCAGGAGAAGTAACCAATGAAGATGTTATCTACTTTGAAGACATGTTCCAGCCAGGTATGGAATCATTACCGTACATCATCGATCAAGTTCCAGCTAATCTACGCCCTCGCATTTTTGTTAGGTGTTTGGCTCAGTCGATCGATCCCGACGATTTTGTCCACGTATGGGGCATGAGTCGGTGGATGGGTCTCTATGAAAAGATGGTAGACAGTTTTGTAACTGGTGTGTTGGCCACTAACGAAGAAATGGCGATGCACATGAAGATTGCCGGCTGGACTGCTCCCATCTACAACATCAGTGGACTAGCATTTGGCAAAGCCGAAGTACAATCGCGTGTTGACGCAATCCGGCCATTTGCGGATCGCCGACGCCGTGTGGTGTTCAGTGCTCGCTGGGATCAAGAAAAACAACCCGACTTTTACATGGATGTTATTGAAGCATGGTTCCGACGACATGTGGGTTCGAATGTAGAGTTTGCTGTTTGCAGTGGCGCAAAACTAAAAAGCAACAACGACAGTTATATGCAACGCACACGTGACATGCAAGCACGTGGCCTGTTGACTGTAAACGAGGACTTGAATAAAAATGACTACTACAACATCGTTAATGATAGTCGTGTTGTGTTTAATTGTGCTTTACAAGATTGGGTCAGCAATACCGTCAGTGAGGCTGACGCTTTGGGGTGCAACGTGCTTTACCCTGCTTATCGTAGTTTTCCTGAAACTTTTGCTAATGACCACACGAGGCTCTACGTTCCCTGGAGCATAGAAGATGCCTTGGACAAATTAGAACCTTTGTTGGACGCCGCAAGTCCCTTAATGGGCCGTATCAGTGATTACAACAATGGCACAGTTGATCGTATTTGTGACATCTTAGAAGGCTCGGGCGAACATTGGTTGCGTATGGATACAGATTATCGCAAGCACACACGTGAGTCAAAGTATTAATGACAAGAACCATAATTGTAACCGGAGGATCGGGCTACATTGGCAGTCATGTGGCACGAGCATTTAAACAAAACGGAGATCGTGTACACATCATTGACCGTGTGTTTAGAGCACATACTCTCAAAGACATCGATGGTTATATGATCACTGACTTTGCCAGCGACGAAGCATTGGCCATGATAGTTAATTTAGCACCCGATGTCATTGTACATTGCGCCGGAACAAGTCTTGTTGGCCCTAGTATGACTGCACCCGCAGAATACTATGACAATAATATCAGTAAAACTATTCGTATGTTAAATGTCTTAGTAAATCACTTTGACGATAGTCAAAAATTGCCTGTAATTATGTTTAGTAGTAGTGCCGCAGTATACGGTGAACCCAAAACCTGGCCAGTTAACGAAGAAAACGACATACAGCCCATCAGCCCATATGGTGCAACAAAGGCCATGACCGAACGTATTCTAAGTGACTACTTTAAGGCATATTCACTAAGCAGTATGTGCTTTAGATACTTTAATGCCGCAGGTGCAGAGCCAGTGACGTTTGATCTAGGCCAAGAGTCCGAAGCAACGCACCTAGTGGCACGAGCACTAGAAGCCAGTATTGCCGGCCGTGCAGTTACTATTAATGGCAGTGACTTTGATACCGAGGATGGTACTTGTGTCCGTGACTATGTACATGTATGGGACATTGCTAGAGCGCATGTATCGGGTGCTAGTTACTTGTTAGATGACTACCCGCAAGCAGGCGCACATGTTTACAACTTGGGCACAGGCAAAGGCACCAGCAACCTACAAATTGTCAACTACATCAACGACAAATACAAATTGCCTTTTGTTAACTTTGGTGAACCACGTGCAGGTGACCCAGCGACTCTAGTAGCAAGTGCAGTTAGAGCAAAGTACCAGTTACATTGGGAACCCTTGTTTAGTGACACTGCTACTATCATTGACAGTGCTTACAAATGGTATGTTAGAGAATAATCTACCCGCAGATGTATTCTACGTGCCTGCATACGAATTATATGATCAGGCCACATGGCAATTTGATCAAAACAAAGTCAATGAATTAAAAAACAAACGGTTGTGCATTATAGATTACAGTACCGAGAATTATAACGATACTGTTCCCGAGGTACACAATTACTTTGTTGATCTAGGCCTAAATTTTATCTTATTGAGTCATGATCCCAGGCACCATCTATCAAAGCCCAACATACTGTTTTATCCTTATTGGCATGATTGGGCACGGTCTCAACTAAGATTTCCCAAAATAGATCAATCCACGCTTAGAGCATATAAAATTGCCAGCATGTCAAGATTGCCCCGCACACATCGCATACTCAATTACATACTACTTAGAGATAAGCCCTATTTTGACAGCGCAGTCATTACCGCACACCAAGAAATAGAAAATTTGCAGCACATCACTAGGCCCGATGACATTGTACTGCCGCCAGACATACAAAATAAATGGAACACAATTAGGAAATCACTACCTGTCGCTACTAGGCAACAATTAGCAGCCACACGCCGTGTTACTCACCCGGGATATACCGATACTTATTTGCACCTGACTGTTGAAACCTGTGCCAATACCGGTTTTTTCATTACTGAAAAAACATGGCAACCCATTGGCTGTGGGCAGTTATTTTTGTTATGGGGCAGCGTTGGCTCTATTGCTCACTTGCGCGACATGGGGGTAGATGTTTTTGACGACTATATTGATCATAAATATTATGACACCGAACAAGACGCATTCACCAGACTCAATCGAATACACACAGTCTTAGATGATTTGGCCGCACAAGATTTACAAAACATACACTTACAGACTTTATCTAGACGTGAAAGCAATGTGAACAAGTTTAAGAACGGTGCATTTGGCACACACTATCGAGATCAATTAACAACATGTATCAATATGCTGAACTAGTACACTGGATGAATAACAAAGACTCGATGAAGTTGTTGCCAGCGCACATTGACATAGACCTAACCAACGTATGCAATCAGGACTGTTATTATTGCAATAGCGCCGACTTCCGTCGTGATGTACCTGTGCAAAAGAAATATACAGAATACATTGGTTTATTAGATAAGATTGCTGGTTGGCGAGCACATACACCCAAAAGTTACGGTACCACACATACCATTACCTATCCTGGCGGTGGGGAACCCACTGTGTTAACTGGTTACGAACATGTAATTGAACACACCATTGACTTGGGTTTTTTGGCCAGTATTACAACTAACGGTACAAACCTAGACAAGTTGTTGTCTATTGCTCCGGCCAAACTACATAAGATTGCTTGGATTGGCATAGACATAGATGCTGGCAGTGAAGCACTATACGAGCAAATACGACGTAGTCTAACTGCACATAGCCCATTTAATCGTGTGTTTGAAAACGCACGTAATTTGATTGCTATAGGGGCCAATGTAGATTTTAAATGTTTGATAAACCCTTATAACGATAACCCCGAGGCTCTTAATGATATATTTAAATCTGTAAAAGCAGTCAACGGGAGGATGATACACTTTCGCCCAGTCATGACCAACGGGGTAACACATCCAATATCCGATGTCAACGTTGAGTTGTTAAAGACTCTTTCAGAACAGTATCAATTACCTTACAGGCTCAATGTAAATCGCAACATACCACGCAATTACAAAAAGTGTCACCAAATGTTTCACTTTCCAGTATTTTGTGCAGATGGTAAAATCTATGTTTGCTGCGAGGGCAAAGGTAATCCGCAGTTTGAACTAGGTGCATGGGACAGTGGAGACTTTAGAGATATATGGTTAACTGAACGACATCATGAGATATATGATCGAACTCGTGTAGAGTTTTGTGCGCCCTGTAGGCCTAACATAAGTAATGTAAAGATTCAAAACATTCTCAATAACCCTCAAGATATAGAAACACTTTACTTATGAGCTTTTTCCCCGTAATAGAACTAGTCGATAGATATTGCATTGCCGAACTTAAATTTAATAAGACATTTGCAAATCACAGCGAGCGTGAGTTCTATCAAACGCAAATACAACAACACAACACAACACAAATTGAACAGGAACTAAAAGACCTGTACAGCATACACGAGAATATTTGGAACTTGGAAAGCGATTTAAAGAGCGGCCTTGAGGAAAGACTCAGCCTAGAAGAAATAGGGCGTAGAGCAATTAAGATTCGAGACTGGAACAACAAACGTATCAAACTCAAAAACATCATGGCCGAAAAGTTAGGATGTCAAGTACGAGAAATCAAGCAGGATCATATCAGCGCATGAGTTATGAGTTTGGTCATATAACGCCATGGTGGGACGATAGTTTTAAACAGTTAGACTATATCTATACTCCATTGACCAACAACGACGATCTTGTGCGTTGGATCAACGAGGGATATCGGGGATTAAATCTCAACGGCGGGCTTTATGACATGAAGCAACCCACTCCCGAATATGGTAAGCCGTTCTTGACACTATTCGACTGGGACAATGTAGGCATCAGTTTTTATAAAATGGCCACGTGTGATGCATTGCCCTTGCATCGAGACAGTTACAACAGTTATCGCAAAATGTTCAACATTGTTGATCCCGGTGTGATTTGGCGTTGTATTGTATTTTTAGAAGACTGGAAAAGCGGACACTATTTTGAAATAGATGGACGACCACATTTAGAATGGAAGCGTGGCGACTATGTTGTATGGAACTACGACGTCGAACACTATGCCGGCAACTTCGGCACCGAGCCACGCTATACTATGCAAATCACAGGAATGAAACGATGAAGACAATTAAAGACTATGGCAATTCCTTTGATGCTATATTAGAATTTGAAGGCGCAATTGCCGAATACACTGGCGCACCTTATTGCGTCACTGTTGATTGTTGCACACACGCAATGGAACTGGCCTTTAGACTAGCACACGATGGATCTCCGGTGTCGTTCCCGGCACACACATATCTTAGTGTACTGATGTTGATGCATCAATTAGATATCAAATACACACTAGAGGATGGCATGTGGCGTGATCAATACCAATTCAAAGGCAGTCGTATATGGGACTGTGCTAGATACTTTGAACAGGGCATGTACCAAGCTGGCCAGATCCAATGCATCAGTTTTGGGCGCACAAAGCCTTTGGAAGTAGGTCGTGGTGGATGCTTGTTAACCGATGATGTCGAGGTATACCGTGAGGCCAGTCGGATGCGTAGTGATGGCAGGGACCTGTTTGCCTACAGTCCTTGGGTAAACCAAAAAACATTCCGTATTGGATATCACTATCCATGAAACCCGAGGAATGTGTTGA